TACCTTACTACAGCACCAGCTTCTATCAGCGAGGCAACACTGTACCAGGGCAGAAACGAAACCAGGATCAGTACGATGTGACGGCAAATGCCGCGCTGTGGAAATTTGCAGCGGCTATGGAGTCGATGCTGACCCCGGCCAACAACAAGTGGCACAGGCTACGCCACCCCGACATGGAGTTGATGAAACGCCGCGACGTGCAGCTCTGGTTCGACCAGGTCAACGACGCGATGTTCCATTATCGCTATAGCCCTCACAGCGGCTATCAGGCGAACCAGCACGACGGGTATGTGAGCCTTGGGGCGTTTGGTACGTCATGTCTGTTTGCCGACGAGTACTACGACCCGCTGCGCCCGCAGATGAAAGGGCTTCGTTACCGCAACATCCACCTTGGCGAGCTGTTCTTCTCTGTCAATTTCCAGGGGCAAGTGGATACGGTGTACCGCCGTTTCAAACTGACTCTGCGTCAGATCGCGCAGAAGTGGCCGAATAATATCCCGGATGGATTGCGGCAGCAGCTCAAGGACAAGCCAGAAACCGAAGTGACGGTTGTCCACATTGTCAAACCCAACCCCGACTTTGACCCGAAGGCGGCCAATGCCCAGGGCTATCGGTATGCGTCTTACTATGTCCTGAGGGATAACGTGGCGCTTTTGCATAGGGGCGGCTATCGCTGTATGCCTTATTCGACTGCACGTTACCTCAGTGCCCCCGGAGAATTGTACGGTCGTTCGCCAGCGATGAATGTTCTGCCCGCGATCAGCGTGTTGAACGAGGAAAAGAAAACGCTCATCAAGCAGGGACACAGAACCGTTGACCCTGTGCTTCTTGCGCATGACGATGGCGTGCTCGATGGGTTTTCCCTCAAGCCCGGCGCGATCAACTACGGTGGGGTGAACGCCGACGGTCGAGCCTTGGTGCACGCTTTGCCAGTGGGCAATCTGGCGATAGGCAAAGAGTTGATGGACGACGAGCGGTTGGCCATCAATGATGCCTTCCTTGTAACTTTATTTCAAATACTGATCCAAACACCACAGATGACCGCGACCGAAGTGCTGGAACGGGCGCGTGAAAAAGGCGCGCTTCTTAGCCCGACGATGGGTAGGTTTCAGGCGGAAAGCATCGGGCCACAGATTGAACGGGAGTTTGATCTTCTGATGTGGCAGGGGCTGCTGCCTCCACCCCCTCCGGCGTTGATTGAAGCTGGCGCCAATTACATGGTTGAGTACGACTCTCCTCTTAACCGCGCCATGCGTGCAGACGAGGCGGCAGGGACGATGCGCACATTCCAGTGGGCGTCCGAGATTGCCGCTACCACGCAAGACCCCAGCGTGATGGACTTCTTCAACACAGACGCCATCATCCCCGAACTGATGCAGATCAACGGCGCGCCGTTCCGCTTCATGCGCGATCCCGCAGAAGTCGCTCAGTTGCGGGCGCAACGTCAACAGCAGCAGGCCGCAGCTCAACTCACCCAGGCATTGCCAGGTATTGCCGCTATTCAGAAAGCGTCAACACCAGAGGGTAACGCCGCATTCGCAGGTCAGCCAGGTTAATGTTCAAGACAAACAAGGCTCAGCAGTTTCTAGCCCAGCGCCGCACTGCATACTCTCAAACATTTAGAACATCTTTTGGCGAACAGGTGCTGGAAGATCTGGCCAAGTTTTGCCGCGCCCACGAAAGCACGTTTCACACTGACCCCCGCGTTCACGCCGTGCTTGAAGGCAGAAGGGAAGTGTTTTTGCGCATCATGGAGCATCTTCAATTTACAGACGACCAGCTTTATGATTTGCACGGATTGAAGAAAATTACGAGCGACCCCGGCGCAGATTACACCAAATAGTTTTTTAACCACCACAGGAGTGACCCATGTCCGAAACAGGTTCTTTCATCGCCGAAGGCGCAGCCCCTGAAATCGTAGCGCCAGTTTCAACTGCCGCTACGCTGGACGCCGCGCCTGCCGCGCCCGCCGTACCTACAAGCCAGCAGCTGTCGCCCCCCGCCGCTGTTGTGCCCGCACCCGCCACGCCGAGCTGGTTAGAGGGGGCAGACGAAGTAACCGTGGGCTATGTGCAGAACAAAGGTTGGGACGACCCCAAGCAGGTTCTTGAAGGCTACCGTAATCTCGAAAAACTCTTGGGCGCTGACAAGGCCAACAACGCTATCATCATCCCTAAAGCCGACGCTGACCCCAAAGAATGGGCTGCGGTTTATGACAGGTTAGGTAGGCCGACCGCGCCAGACGGTTACAAGGTGGACTTACCTGAAGGTGGCGATAAAGCAATGCACGAAGCGTCCCTTAGCAAGTTCCATGAACTAGGGCTCACCAAGAACCAGGGAGAGAATTTGCTGAACTGGTACAACGGGGTAATTTCGGAGCACCTTCAGAACGAGCAGGTTCAGAAGCAAACAACTTTCCAGCAGGAAGACGCGGCGCTTAAGAGCGAATGGGGCGCGGCTTACAATCAGAACCTGGCGCAAGCGCAGGCGGGAATGCGTGGTCTCGGCCTTGACACAGAGACTGTCGATAAACTCTCTGAGGCTTTGGGGCACAAAGCGACCATGGGATTGTTACAGCGCGTGGGCGCGGGGATGCGTGAAGACAGCCTTGTCACCAGCGACACCGCAGGCGGGTTTAGTTCCGCGTTGACCCCTGGTCAGGCCAAGGCAGAAATTCAGACCCTCATGAAGGACAGAGATTTTGTGGCGAACTACGTCAACAAGAAAGAGGACGCCGTAAAGCGTATGGCCGTCCTTCACAGCTTTGCTTACCCCGAAGGATAGGTCGTGCGTAACATGAATGAACTTGAAGCCAAGATCCGCTGCCTTGAGCTGGGAGCAACGATTTGCGCTCGCTCTGGGGAATACCATTCAAAGGCTATTGTCGAGGAAGCAAAAATACTTTATGATTTTACTCAAGCACCACCTTCGACCGAAACGTCGGAGGAAATTGCGGACAAGCAGCAACGCGGACGTAAACCAAAAACGGTTGACATCCTAAGTTAAAGCCCCGCGCCAGTTGGTGTTTACTGGCCCCTCCTACGAGGACAAGCCGAGGTGTGCAGCGGCCTTTTCCGCAGCAATCTTCGTCAATTCCCTCTTAGGAGATAACAATGTCATTCAACGTCAATCAGGCGTTTGTCCAGCAGTACTCGACAAACATCGCTATGCTCTTGCAGCAGCAAGGGACAAAACTACGCGATACCGTACAGAACCAGAGCTTCTACGGTAAAGCGGCTTCCATGCTTGAACAGTTCGGCGCGGTAAACGCCTTGTTCAACCTTCCTCGCCACAGCGATACCCCCATCGTTAGCACCCCTCAGGACAAGCGTTGGATTCTTCCCAACGATGCTGAGTGGGGCGATCTAATCGACGATCAGGACAAGCTGCGTATGTTGATCGACCCAACCGGGCCTTATACCCAGGCGGGCGTCAATGCGATGGGTCGTGCAATTGATGATGTGATCATCAGCGGTTTCTTCACCAGCAACAACACTGGTGAGAACGGGACTGTGGCCACCGGCACTTTGGCTTCGTTCAACTCAAACAGCCAGCAGATTGCTGCGACTGTGGGCGGGTCGTCCGCTACAGGTCTGAACATCGCCAAATTGCGCGCTGCTCAGCGTAAGTTGCGGGAAGCCCATGTCGATACCGATACTGACCCGCTGTACTGTATCATCAGCGCCAAGCAGCACGATGACTTGTTGAACGAGGCACAGGCGATCAGTCAGGACTACAATCCTCGTCCAACGCTGGTGGATGGTAAGATCTCATACTTCATGGGGTTCAACTTCATCCTGAGCGAGCGTATCCCTGGGGCGTCGGGTTTCAACACTTCCCTGGCGGCAAACTCGGCCATTACTTCCGCAGACTCCGACGGCAGCTACGTCGCGGGTTCTCGCTGGATGGTTCCTGTCTATGCCAAATCAGGCTTGGTTCTTGGCCTGTGGAATGACGTCAAGGCGACTGTCTATCCCCGCCCCGACAAACGTAACTCGACTCAAGTCTATGTGACCGGCACTTTCGGCGGCGCACGGACTGAAGAGCGTCGTTGCGTAATCATCAACTGCAAGTAAGGAGTGCTGCAACATGCCAGCTTATC